AATGAAACTATCTTTTAGCGAACGTGATGAGTTCGGTAATGGGCGTGGCGTAATTATTTCGCTACCCTCTACAGTAACGCCAAGGCAAATTTTGGCGATTGGTAGGTGTTACGAAAAAATCGGTTGGCAACCAAGCCGCCGAACAAAGCGTGCACTTGACGCGGCTAAAGCTGCAATCAAATTAGCACGCTCTACAAAATCGCCGCGCAAGTAACGCAAAGCCGTTAGCCCGCATTATGTGGCTCACTGAAGCGCAGGTAGTTGAATATCGCCGTCAAGGTTACTACGTTACAGAAGTTGGCTGACGCGGACTTGTGTCTACGCTAAAAGGAGAAATTATGAACTGGGAAATTGTCGAATTGAAAAACGGACGAAAAACCGCCGGAAAGGTAAGTCGAAGCGGGGAGTATATTGAAGTTCTTGTTCCGCAGCGCGATGGAACGTTTCTGCGTGAGACCTATTTGACGAGCGACATTCGCTCTTCGCGTCAGGTTCCAGAAGACAAAGCGCGTTCATTTGCTTATTGGTACGTTCAATGATTTGGGTAATTGTGTTCATTGTTGGCGTCGGGCTGTATGCCGGTATTGACGCCGGGTTGTCCGGTAGACTGCCGGATTTTGGATTCATCCTGGGCGGCGTATTTTTGTTTGGGCTGTATCAGGTAATCGCGTCGTTTCTCCATCGGCGCGATTATATTGAGGACGCCGACAAAATTGAGGAGGAGATAACCGCCGCGCAGATGCAGCGCATACAGGAGAAATCCCGCCTGTTGTATGCCATTGGCAAACCGGATAAAGACGGCAGATACAGTCCCGCCAAAATGGTGTTATGGGAACGGTTTTTGCACTTGGACAAACTGGATAAACGGGCAACGAAACAGGAGCGTGAGCGGCTGATACGCGCCCGTGGAGGATATATCGATGAGTGATGCGATGGTCGGTGTTATTGCGTTGATTATTGCCGCTGTGTTGTGGTCGTTGGCGAGTGCAATGCGTAAATGACTGATGAGTGGAAACATTTCGAGCGGGTATATGCCCGCTATAAAAAAGACCTGCGTTCCTCCAACTCCTCCTTATGGGAGCTGTGTCTTGCGGCGGAGGCGGTTGTGGGCAGCGGACGCGGTGCGGCGGCGCAAATCTCCGATAGTATCGGAATTTCCCGCGATACGCTGGAAAACTGGGCGAAAGTCGGCTGGATGATACGCGCCTGCGATGGATGTTATACGCTGGACGAGCGCGGCAGCCGCTGGACGCTGGCGGACATTTGGTCAGTGGACAAATTGACCTACGACCATTTGTTGCGCGCGGCGCGGGCGATGAAATGGTATGAGCTTGCGCCCGAAATGGTGCTGGAGCGATTACTGCTCGCGCTGGACGGCGGGCAGGCGGCGCACGAAATGGAGAGGGACATCGAAGTTGCGGAGGAGGACGAACGCGCATTGTGGATGCGTGATGTCCGAAAATTAGCGGATGTCATCCGGCGGCGTGCCGACTTGTTCGAGTATCGGGGCGCGTCGCCAGGACTGATACGCGCCCGTAATTTGTTCTTGGGCAGACTGCAGCAGGAGATAGATGAAGGAAGCCGGTGAGGAATATCATTGGTACATTCGCGGTACCTGTTGGATACGCTGCGATATTGTCTCGAATTTCCTGGGCATGGCGGTGGTGACATTGCGCACGACAGGCGAGACTGTCAACGGACGCGCCCGCCGCGGGCTGTATGGTGTATTGGTGGACGCCGTTTGAGTTCTTTTGTGGTATACTAGAATCATCATCACAAGCGAAGGAGATAAAAATGTCGCTCATTGAAATCCCGGTGGAATTACAAAGTTTAATCCAAATTGGCATTGAAATTGTTGTCGTATTCTTATTGACACAACTTGCCAAACTTGGACTCGACTTGCAAGGACATAAGGCTGCCGTTACCGCCGCGTTGTTCTCAGCGGTCACGGTCATCCTGAATGCGCTGCTAGCAAAGGTTCCCCTCAACCTGGAGGGGATTGTATCGGCGTTATTGAATTTGCTGGTGGTCGTATTGGGCGCATTCGGTCTGTACAAACAGTACCGCCGGATGTTTCCCAAAAAATGATAGCAGTTCCTCTCCGCCCTTCTCCTTGAGGGGGTTCCGGCGGAGAGTCTGCCTGCCGCGCAGCTCCAGTCTTAAACCGGTTCCTTTCGCCGGGAAATAGCCACTGGCTGCGCGGCAATATATATTATCCCATGGCGACACCATCGTTGTCTGCAATCAACAAGCGGCTGAATCAGCACAGTAAAAAAATAGCCGTTATCGAACAGCAGCAGCAGGAACAGCACAAACTGCTGACCAGCATCGACAAGAAATTATCCGATGAGTATTTCGAGCAGGTAAAAATGCTGTACGAATACGTCATTGTCGGAAACGGACAGCCGTCCCTCAAATCGTGGCGTAATGAAATTGATAAGGAACGTCAAGGGGGAGTCAAATGGGGCGACAGGTTATGGCAAATTCTACAGGCAATTATTTTGATTATAGCGGGCGGTGTGATTAGCAGGTATATTCAATGGTAATCGACAGAATCAAACAATATATTCATTCATTGTTTTACGATGACGAAAACAGCCGCGAACGAAATCGCATCATGCACTCTGCGGTATTGGGCGCGGTGACGGCGTTATCCATGCCGGATTTTTCCCGCGTCTGGGGCGTGGACATCTCCCACTGGGATGGTAATGTATCGTTGTCTGTAACGCGCTCTTTGGGCGCGTCTTTTGTTTTTATCAAGGGGCTGGACGGCACGTTGTCCACGCGGTATTTTGCCGAAAACCGGCAGCGTGCGCTGGCTGCCGGACTGCCTCACGCGCCCTATCAGTGGTTGTATCGTCATGCCAATGTGTCCTGTACCGCGCAGGCGCAGGCAATGAAATCATTATTGGACAGCTATCCGTCCGTTTTGCCGCCGGTCATCGATTTCGAGTGGACATATTGGGGGGGGGCGCAATCGAATCCGTCCTGGTCGGATTTGGATATCTACGTGACCGAGTTATTGCGGCTCGGCGTCCGCAAGCCCATCCTCTATACGGCGGAGGGATACGCCAATCAATTCGGACGGATGCCGGATGCGCTGCGTGAGAAATTTTCGGCGTTTTGGTTTGCCAATTATGGCGTGACCAGTCCCGCGCTGCCACAGGGATTTACGACATGGGATTTCTGGCAGTTTTCATCCAACGGTGACGCGGCAGTAGTGTCGCCCAACGATGTCGGCAAAAAAGAGGTCGATTTGAATTACGTTATCAGCGCGGCGCGCTTAAACGAATTGACAGGAGGAGGAACGACAATGCTTTGGTATAAAGCGATTGGAAATATTACCATGCGGACGGCGGCAAGCAGCACGTCGCCCGCGGCGCAGATTAATGGCGTAACGCAGTACGTGCTTGTGGGGGATTATGTCGAAACGTCCAAAGAGTCCGGCGGGTTTGTGCTGTTGAATCGGGTGTACCGCAACGGTGGATTTGTCGAACTGCCTCAGCCTCCGGTTTGGTGCGGCATGGCATATCTGGAAGCCTCCGACCCTCCGGTGTTGGAGCCGCCAGCTTCCGTGCATGTGACGCTGGTCTCCGATATCACGCTGGATGTGGACGGCAAACGATACGGAGCGCAGGTAATCAATGAGAACGTGGAGTTGACGCCCAAATGACGCTGACAGTTGACCAATATCTTCTGATGACCGTCCGCCAGCCGTCGGTCGTTACCATCCCCTATTGGGCGCGGGTCAAATGGGATTGGGAGCGGACGAGCGATGGGATGCCGAGGATGTTGTCTGTCGATTACAAGCCGCCGACATACGGGTATCCTGGCGGGCTGCCGGATACGAACAAGACCTATTTCGACCAGTTTTTCGAGCTGGTCAAAAAAGCGCAGTATCTCTGGTATGATCTCAACTGTATTGCCCAATATGGGAAATCATCGAAGGCGTTATCTGCCTCTCAGTCCAAAGCGGCGCGGCAGTCGTGGAAGAGTTTAACGGCTTCCGGGCGGGCGCTGACCAACGGCAGGAGCCGCGAGGAGGGATATGCTGATTATGTGCTGGGTATCAATATCGGCGCGGCGAAAGGCGGCATCCAGCAAGAGAATCTGGTGCTGGGCGGAAATACAGTCAAAGTCATTGGAGAGCGTGAGATGCTGGGCGGAAAATGGTATCTCCCGGTTGCCGCCGTCGATTTGAGTAAACCGCTTCCCGCTGCCGCAGACCTATTTCGTGACAAAACATTATGTCATTGGTGTACCAATTCTACGCCGATTCCCGTCATGTCTGGAGGATACAGGATCGACCCATTCCCGCAATTCGGCGGGAGGGCGGTCTATCTCCTGATAGGACGCGGCGGCAGAGTGTATATCGAGGAACGATTATTGGAGCCTGTAGAGAGTATTCTATCGCCGTTTTATCCGTGATAAGGACGGTACTCTATACTCAACTGTAAAAAGTGTGGTCGTAAAAATTGGGGAAAGGTGTGGGGCAAAGCCCGTTTCGATTTCATGAGTAATGGATTGGATTTTATCGCCCCCAAACTTGGCGGCAGTCCAAAACGTAATATGGAGCGTGAGGATTGGATTCGCATTGTCGAGACCGGCGACCCGCAAACGCTGGCGGACATGGAGTCATATTGCCGCTGTGATGTCCGTAACGGGATTACCGTATTCCGCCGGATGGTCGCGTACATCGAATCATCGGGCGAAACGGTGTACAAATAATGTTATAATGCCGGAATATAGCGAGGTAATATGGCAGATATCAAACTCAAGACAACCAGCGTGGCGACGCTGGCAAGCACGGAACTCAACAGCCTTACTAATGGGGGCGGCGCGTTGTGTACGGAATACGATAACGGAACGAACCTATACATCTATGGATTGTTTCTGTTGACGGTGACATTCGGGACGAACCCAACCACTGGCAAACTGGTTAATGCCTATCTTGTCCCGGCGATTGACGGGACGAATTACGCTTATACCGGCGGCGGCGCGACGTTCATCGCCAACAGCATGTACATCGGCGGTTTCCCGGTATACGCTACAACCAGCACGCAGCGGATTCCTCTTGGCATTGACGGTTCGGTTAACAAGCCGGTGCTATTGCCGCCGTGCAAGTTCAAGCTGTACGTTATCAATAATTCCGATCAGGCGTTTCCCGCCAGCGGCAGCACCATCACCATGCTGCCTGTCTGGGCGCAATCCGTGTAATCATGGCAGTTCGTTTCGACAGTACTTCCGACCGGGTGTTACATAGCAACCCGGACGTGGACGGCGATGATTTATATACTGCCGCAGCGTGGTTTTACCGCGTCGGCACGCCGTCGGCATACGGTACGCTCTATACGCTCAACACCAACGACACGGCGGGGAATACCAACATCGACGCGGTGCTTATCGACAGTTCCAACCGGCTGCAGTCCTACGTCGGCGATTCCATCGATTCCGGTTTCAGCTCGCCCGGCACGACGTTGAGCGCGAACACATGGTATTACATCGCGTGGGTCAACAGCTCGCTGGGTGTCAATGGATTCAAGGTCTACGTCAACGGTGTGCTGGATACCGAAAATGCCTATGACCGCACGGGACGAACCGCTGCGTTCACGCGCGAGGAGATGGGAGCGATTTATTCCATCAATCAATATCTGTTCAACGGACGCGTGTCCAATTTCATGTTTTGGCGGCGGGTATTGACGGCGAACGAAATCATCCGGCAGATGGGGCAGTTCGAGCCGATTTATCCCAATGATTTGCGTGTTTGGTCTCCATTCCGTGACCGCGGGACAGCCCGGCTGATGGAGTATTCCCGCGGCAACAATTGGACGGCAGCCGGGACGCTGACCGATGAGGCAGACCCGACATTATTTAATTATGTCTCCAACCGTCGTTATTTTTTTGGGCTGCCGTTGTACATTCCGGATACGTCCAGCCCGGTGTCCATTACGCTGGACACGGCGAGCGTTTCGGCTTCCGGGCAGCCGCTGACCATCGTTCCCGGCGCGGTGTCTGTGTCGCTGGCGACTGCGCTGGCGCAGGCTTTGGGTCAGGCGGCGTCCATCGTATCCACAGTATCCATACCATTGGATACGGCAAGCGTTTCCGCCTCCGGGCAGTCGTTGACGGTCGTTCCTGGTGCGGCGGCGGTGGCGTTGAGTTCGGCGGTAGTTTCTGCTATTGGGCGGGCATTGTCGGTTGTTCCGGGAGCGCGCACCATTACACTTTCCACCAGCCTGCTGACCGCGTCCGGGCAGACGCTTTCCGTCCATGTCGGGTATACTGTGGCATTGGACACAGCGGTCATCTCTGTCAATGGACAATCCATGACAGTCGTTCCCGGCGCGGTATCCACCGCGTTGGACACCGCCAGTTTGACCGCCTCCGGCGTTTCTCTGTTGGTCGTTCCCGGCGCGGTGTCTACAGCGCTGCAGACCGCCAGCCTGCTTGCCGATGGTACAGCGTTATCCGTTGTTCCCGGCGCGGCGCTTGTCGTTCTGGATACGGCGTCGGTACAGGCGGACGGACAGACCATCGCCGTCGTACCCGGAGGCGTAACCATCCTGTTGGATACTGCTGCTTTGATTGCCGGAGGACAGGCGGTCGATGTGTCCGCCCTCGGTGAGTTGATTGCCACTGTACGGGCGTGGACGCTGGATGACCGCGCCCTGAATTGGACGCTGGATGACCGCGCCCTGAATTGGACGCTGGATGATAGAGACTTGGATTGGAGTGTCGATGACAGATAATGCGCAACTCAGGATATTACATATCCGGCGCGGGTTATGCCGGACATTTATCTCCATTCTTGACCGGATGGATGACGAGGAGGTTATTCGGCTGGGAGAGACGCCCGAAACGCGCCGCTCTGCGCTGGAGGAATATAAGCGGCAACTGGCAGAGATCGACGCGCAGATTACCGCCATTACCGGCACGCCTCCGCCGGTGGTGGTCAATCTCAAAACAGCCCGACTGTTCGGGCATTCAGATAATCTACATTGAGGAGATGAGACAATGGCAGAAGGCGATGCACACGTAGTCAACAATTTCAAGGAACAACTGTTGCTAAAGACCATCAGTTGTACCGCTGATACGTTCAAAGTTGCGCTGTATTCGGACGCGTATTCGTCCACGCAAATCGACGGCGCAGACCCGGCGTACAGCACCACCAACGAAATCAGCGCGGCAAACTATACGGCGGGCGGACAGTCCATCGGAACGGCGGTTGTCACACAGGATGACACCAACGATTGGGCGAAATGGGATGATGATGGAACGGATGTGTCGTGGACAAGTCTCGGCGCAGCAACCATTCAACGCGCCATTTTATATGACGATACTACCGCCACAAAATGGCATTGTATCATTTGGGAAATTGCCACCAACTCCAACGGCGGCAATTACACATTACAATTCGGCGCAAACGGTATCATGACTCTGGTGTAACATGGCGTCGGTACGCGAAATCAAACAAGGCAGGCAGGAACAGGGAGCGGACGAGGAGATTGTTTACACTTTGACCGTCCCCTCTACCTGGGGCGTGCCTACCGGCACACCAACCGTCACAGCCTATAGCGTCAGTGGATATGAAACCTACACGGACGTTACCAGCACGTTGTTCCCGTCCGGTACGCCGTCCATCGCCGGACAGGTCATCACGCTGCCGGTATGCAAGGGTATGACTGTCAATACTACTTATCGCATTGAGGTCAAGTTTTCGACTACCGGCGGCAGTATTTTCGAGCCGTACGCGCTGATTGACTGCAAGCGGTGACGAAATAATTGCTAACAAATGGAAAGCAAAAAACGCAAACGCGGTAATCCGGCGTGGGTGAAAGGCGGCAAGTCTCCTAACCCCTCCGGGCGTCCAAAAGACGGCGAGTCCTGGGCGTCTATTATCAAGGCGGTGGGTGATATGTATCCCGCCGATATTATCGCGTTTGTCGGCAGGGATAACGACCTGGGCAAAATGTTAGCGAAACTGCCTCAGGGCGTCCAAATGAAATATCTCGTGACCGCGCGTGTTTTCAGCGCGTTGATGTTCGAGCCATCCTCTGGATTGTGGAAAGAATTAATGGAACGCGCTGACGGGAAAGTGCAAAGTCTGGTGGATATTACCAGTGGAGGCGAGCCGGTCAAAGGTTATATTGGATTTTCACCGGACGAATGGGAAGATAATTCATGACGACCGTCATTGCGCCATATAAACCGCTGCCATGGCAGATTAAGCCGCTGGCTGATAAATCACAAACGCTTTTGTTGACAGGTTCGGCGGGCGGAGGTAAATCGCGCTGTGCCGCCGAAAAGGTCAATATGTATTGTTGGAAATATCCGGGTTCCACCTGGCTGATTTGTCGTAAAGCGCGTGAGTGGAACGGACATTCCATCATTCCGTTCATGTGGAAAACAGTCATGGGCATGGATAAGCGTATCAAGTTCAACGTCTCGAATGGTACGTTCCTGTACCCCAACCAGTCCATGATTTATTCCGCCGGAATGTATGATGAACGGCAGCGGCAGGCGGCGCGTTCTATTGGCGGTGATGGTGGGCTGGATGGCGCGTGGCTGGAGGAGGCAAACGCATTCACACGGCAGGATTACGAGGAAATCATTGGACGCGTACGACATACGGCGGCAGACTGGCAGCAAATCATCCTGACTACCAATCCTGATTCGCCGACCCATTGGATTTACACTGACCTGATACAAGGCGGCGGCGCGGCAGTATATTACAGCAGCGCGTCGGACAATCCGAACAACTCAGCGGCGTACATCAACAACCTGCAGAAGATGACCGGTGTGCTGAAAGAGCGTTTGGTGTACGGCAGATGGGTACAGGCGGAGGGCGCGATATATGATGAGTATGACCCGCTTGTGCATTGTATCGACGCCGACAAAGTGCCTCCATTCATCCGGCGTTTTCGTGTGGTGGACTTTGGATATACTAATCCGTTTGTTTGTCAATGGTGGGGCATGGATGCTGATGGGCGATTGTATCTATATCGTGAGTTATACGTCACGCAGCGTCTGGTGGAGGACTTAACGCGTCAAATCCTGCGATTGACCGGAGATGAATCGATTGAGGTGACTGTTGCCGACCATGACGCCGAGGACAGGGCGACCATGGAGCGGCATGGCATTAGTACAACGCCGGCATATAAGGACGTATCATCCGGTATTCAGGCGGTCAAATCGCGCTTGGCGGTGCAACCGGACGGTAAGCCGCGGTTGTACTTTGTCCGCAATGCTCTGGTGCGCGTGGACGAATTGTTGGAAGCAGCCAAAAAACCATTTTGCACGGAGCAGGAAATTACCGGGTATGCGTGGCGCAAGTATGATGACGGGAAGCCGAACAAAGAGGAACCCGTCAAAATCAATGATCATGGTATGGACTCTATGCGGTATATAGTCATGTATGTTGACGGCAGACCGGATGCCACGAAACTGGTGGATTGGGTATAACGAGGAGATGAGATAATGGCATTCTTTGGACTGATAACGCGCCGGGAACATGCGGAGATGATGGAGGCTCTTAAAGCCGACTTCATGAAAAATCTTCCGAAATTTCTGTTGGAAACGGCAGATGTCGAGAAATGGAACTTGCCCAATCCTGCGGTGTACGAAAATCAAGCCGATTTATTCCGCAAACTGTCATGGGTATTACAGGCGGTGGACATCACCGCCTCGGCAGCCGCATTGACTCCGTTAAGCGTCAAGCGCATTGTGTCGGGAGTCGAGCCGAAAAAAATACCACATCACGAGTTCGAGATGTTATTATTACATCCGAATCCGCTTGACTCTCGTTATGAGTTTTTATACGGAACGATTTCCATGATGATGTTGACCGGGAATGCGTATTGGTATCTCAGTTGTGACAGCGAAAACGAACCGCCCAGCGAATTGTGGCTAATACCGTCTCACATGATAGAACCCATTCCGGACGGGCGGATGTACATTCGCGGATACAAATACAACCCTGGCAACGGAACGGAAATATTTCTGGAGAAATGGCAGATTTGTCATTTTCGCAGGTTCAATCCATTCAGTCGTTTTGTCGGATTGTCGGCTATTGAGTCCATTGCCATGACATCCCAGATGGATTTGGCGATGCAGGAGTGGAATACAAAATTCTTTGGCGAATATAACGCCCGCCTGCCGGGTATCTTGACGTTTGAACAAATGATTGCCGACACGACCTGGGATGACATAAAAAAGAATACGCGGGAGGCGTCCAAAAAACGGGAATTACTGATGCTGCGCGGCGTCGGACAGGGCGCGGTACAATGGATGCAGAACGCGGTCAGTCAGAAGGAGATGGAATTTCTCAACGGGCGCATGTTCAACCGGGATGAGATTTGGAACACGCTCGCGCCGGGAATGGTATCCATGTTAAGCGAAAACGCAACCGAAGCAAATTCAAGAACGGGCGCGGCGGTTTTCAACGAACGGACTATTTACCCAAAACACATTCTGATATCGCAAAAGGTGACGAATGAAATCCTGCCGCGTTACGGAGGGCGTCCTCTATTGTGTGAGTTTGATGACATCCGTGTGGTAGACCGTCAGTTACAAATGGACGAACAGCGGCTATATAGTGAATCGCATACTATCGCCGAAATCCGCAAAAAATATTATAACGAGGAGCCGCTTGGAGACGAGCGGGACGAATTATTTCCGTCGCAGGTTACGGCGTCTGCCGTTCAACCTGCCGATGCGGAATTTAATAATGACGAACTGGAACGAAACACCAATGAACAGAAAATAACGGATGAGGAGAAGGAAAAAGAAAAACAGGCGCAGGCAACAAAAGCAGTTTTGGATGAACTTGGACGCTGGGAACGAAAAGCGTTGCGCTTGATTGGAAAAAAGACTGAGTTCATTAGCGACACCATTCCGGAATACATTGTGAAATATGTCGAGAAACGTCTGCCCGGCTGCTTATCAGAAACGGCGGTCAAGGCAGTATTTGATACTGCCCGCCGGGATGTAATGCCGCAGCCACCGGAGGCGGAGCTGGTTTTGCGTGGTTTGATTGAAACGTTGAGGACATTGCGATGACGAACGGCATACGCAACGCCATTGAGTATCTGTATAAATATCAAGTGGATATTCCGCTTGATGTGATTGTTCACGCAGTCAAAGCGGGCGCGTTGAAGTCTGAATCCGACTTGACTGACGTCCGGGCGCGTTATAACGACGCTATTATCGATGCGATTGTATTGTATTTCGAGGGTGGGTCGTTGGTGGCTGCAAGAAACTCATTCAAGCGCGCCGCGACAGAGGCGTTTGGCGCGGCGGTAGATACTGGCTGGGAGGACGGCGGTGAGACGCCGCCGTTGGATGCGGAATTATTGTCATGGTTCAATGCCCGCGTCAATGAGGAATATGCCCATATTGACTCGTTGTTCGAGCAAATCAAAATGTTAAAAAAAGAGCCGGATTTCGATTATTTCTCATGGGCAACGCAGCGGGCGGACGGTTATACTAGTACATTGCGTGAGATTTATAATCACGCGGTGCTGGCTGCCAAAGGCGGACAGTTGTTGACATGGCGGCTGGGAAACACGGAAGTACATTGTGACACATGCAAAAAACTGGACGGCGGCAGCCATCGGGCGTCATGGTATATCGGACGGGATTACATTCCAGGAAAACCGGGCGCGGCGATGGACTGCCATGGGTATAATTGTGATTGTAAATTATTCGACAAAAACGGAAAGTTGATTTCCATTTGATTCTGTGGTAATATGTTATCAATAAAATAATCACGAGAGTTGTCTGAGACAATCATTTTGTAGACAACTGAAAAGCCCCGTTAATGTGGTTTTTTTCAGTTGTCTATTTTTTTGGGATGATGAACATGCCGGATATATCACAATACGACAATATGGATGATTGGATGAGCGCGTGCATCCCCGTCAGGATAGCGGAGCGGGATGACCGTGACCAGGCGGTGGCGGTCTGCATGAGTCAGTGGACGGAAAAGAACGCCGCGAAATATTCTACTTTATGGAACGCGATAAAAGCGGTCGGCGATTGGGAACTGGATGTTCTGGCGATTCCGTTTCACGTCAAGGATTCGGATGGGCAATGGTTCGATGAGCAGACGGACATTATGCCTGATGCGTTTCAAACGCCGCTGATTGTATATCAGCATGGCATTGAACAGGGAGCAAAACGGATGCAGGAAAAGCCGCTGATTATTGGTAAGAGCGTCGCCGGCACGCTCAAAAAAATGGTGGATGGTTGGCATGTACGAGTCATTTTGGACAAGACGGTTCAGGCTGCCAAGACCGTCATGGATGCAGCCAAGCGCGGTATGGTGTCTGTGTCCAGCGGTTCTATTTCTCATTTGGCGCGGCTGGACATTGGTGGAAAATTGATTAAGTATGAGAAAAACAGACCGGGACGAATTGCGGTATGGGCTTTGGGAGAGGTGTCATTATGGGAACGCGGCAATGGGAACATTACGCCCGCCTCTCCTTTCGCGGTTGCCATGCCGGTTATGAAGGCAATGTATCGGGATGCTGGACTGCCGTTCCCCGATTTGCGCAATATCCATGGCGATGTGCCAGAGGCGGATGACGCGGCGCACCGCGCGAGAATTGCGGAAATCAAACGGGAGACAAACAGGCATTTGTCCAATATCGAAAAACTATTAGGAGAATCATCATGAACGAATTAGAGGAAAAACTGCAAAAAATCCGCGGCGAACTGCGAAAGCTGGTCGCTTTGGAAAATCCATCTGACGAACAGGTGGAAAAAATGAGTCAGTACAACAAGGACGCGGTCAAGCTGGAAGCGCAAATCGAAACCGAACGCCAGCTTGAAAAAGCGGAGCGTGAGGAAAAAGAGCGTCACGAGCGGGAGATTCAGGACGCCGTCAAGAAAGCCCGTGAGGAAGAGGCTGCCAAAGCGCGCCGGTTGCAATACGCCGAAGCTCCCTATCAAACGGTATTCCACGACACCGACAAGTACGACAATCTCAACGCTGGCGAAACCGCTCTGGTAATCGACATCCTGCAGTCGCGCGGTCTGCCGGTATCCGGCGCGGCATTCAAAGCGTTATCGCTCAAAATCGGCGAACTGAGCGACCGCACCAATACCGAAGAGGGACAGCGCGCAGTGAACTATGTCAAAAACGCATTCAAAGCCGCGACCCGCATCGAACCGACCCCTGAGGGAACCTCTGCCGCTGTGAAAGCGGCGACCGACCCGATGTATACCGGCGGAAACGGTATCGGAAGCGATTGGGTGGGAACTGCCTACTCATCGGAAATGTGGCAGAGTATTCGCGCCAACAATCAGGTCATTGGGCGCATCCCTGAAACTGTCGTACCTGACGGATATTCCAGTGTGTATATTCCGCTTGAATCATCCGACCCGACATGGTACAAGGTGGCTGAGGCTACTACCTCTGACGCCACACTGAAAGTCCCGGCTGCCACTGTTACCGCGTCACAATTTGCCACTGCCAACAAGCAGATTACGCTCGGCAAACTGGGCGCGCGTGTATTGTATTCCGGTGAGATGGTCGAGGATTCACTGATTGCCTTTGCACCGGAGGCACGCCGAAAATTGGTCGTGTCTGGTACGGAAATTCTGGAACACCTGGCAATCGACGGCGACGTGGAGACATCAGCGAACAAGAACATCAACGATATTGCCGGTACTCCGGCAGGAACCGAGCCGTTCCTGTTGGTGGATGGGTTCCGCAAGTTGGCTCTTGTGACCAATACGGCAAACAGCGTTTCAGCCGGCGGCTCGTTTGTGGTTGAGAATTTCAAGAATACTCTCAAACTTATGGGAACCGCTGGACTGAATGGCGCAGACCCGCGGGCTGTTGCGTTCATTCTGGACTACAACACGATGTGGGCTGCGCTGGACTTGCCGGAAATCAAGACGCGCGATGTGTTCTCACCGGCGACCATCGAAAATGGATTCCTGACCCGCATCTATAATACGCAGGTTCTGTACGCGTACCAGATGCACAGGTACGCGACCGACCGCAAGGCGAATACTGCCGGCAAAATCGACCAGGACACCACGTCCAATAACACTACCGGTTCGATTTTGGCGGTTCGTTTCGACCAGTGGAAGCAAGCGTACAAGCGGCGCATGAATTTGGAGACCACTCGTATTTCCAACGCTGACGCGTGGGAGGTGGTTGCGATGGTACGTTGGGGAATGGCATACCGCGACAGTGAGGCGAGCGCTATTACCTACAACGTGGGCGTGTAAATCAACTCTATATGACAGCCTGATGTGTGGGCGGTTTACTGCCGCCCACACGGAGGCAGCGAGGAAAACATGGCAAACAAATATGGATATATTGCCCGTGGAAACCAACGGGATATTTTTGTGATAACTCCAGCGGCGTTCAATATCGACAATGGCGCGGGGACAACGGCGGATTATCAATTGTGCAATCTGCCATTCGACGCCCGCATTGTCGATGTACGGGCGATATACTCGGAGGCAACCGATACCAGCGGCGCGGCGTCCGCGAATTTCAAACTTGGAGTGACGGCTGGCGATGACACCATCGTTGCCGCCACTGCGCTGGAGGTGTCGAAAGCCATTGGCGATGTAACCACGGCGGTAATTGCATCCGACCTGCTGCCGGCTAATACTACATTGCACGTTCGGCACACTGGCGTGGCTGCAACAGAAAACGGTCAATATTACGTACAGGTATTGCTGGTTCCTGAACCATAGGAGATACGATGAAAGTCAAAATGCTGGAACATTATCAGGATTCACGCGTGCATTATTTCCCCGAACAAGTCGTGGATGCGGATGTGAAACTGGCGCAATGGTTGCTGGAACATAGGAAAGCAGTCGCGGTTATTGAAGAGACTGTTGTCGAAGACAAAAAATCCGAAGAAAAACCGCGTCCACAGCGGAGGATTGTCAAATGAGACGGATTGCCATTGCATTGACAACCAACGCGTCAGGCGCGGCGTCCGCTTTTGGCGACACGGTGGTCGGAAAAATGTATGCCGTGCAATATCAGCCAGGGACGATTGATACCGGAGCGACACTGACGTTGACCTGTGAATCTGATTCGTCCAAACCGTTATTGACCAAAGCCACCGCGGGAACTGCCAATGTGTTTTTCTATCCGCGTGATCTAGTCCACGCCGTTGCCGACGGCTCGGCGTTGACCGGAACGAGCGGCGGAGACCGGGCTTGTCCTATTGTGGACGGACGAATCAAGGCAGTAATTGCATCCGGCGGAGATACAAAGAGCGGAACCGTGATTGTCTATGTTGACGATTGAGCAATGCTGGAACAGACACGCCGGACAGACCTGTTTGATTGTCGGCGTTGCGCCTAATCTCAAACTCACCCCGCCTCCGTTGTTTTCATTCCCATCATTCGGTGTAAACACCATCTACAAACAGACCGAATGGGATTGGAAGCCCACCTATTACGTCGGTGTCGATGAGCGGTTGAGAATTGAGGATGGTGACGTGGTGTGTTCCGTGTATAGTGATGTTCCCAAGTTTTTTCCGTCGCCAGACTGGGATAAACAGCAGGGCAAAAATATTTTGCGCTTTGTTCACAGGCAAGGCGGAAATCTGTATGTTGGCGGTCAATTGGCGAACCACAAGGAGGCATTGGTTAAACACGGTATCACCTATCATTACATTATGGGCGCGGTGTTTCAAATTGCGTGGCACATGGGATTTACGACCATGTTGATTATCGGTATGCAGCATAATCCGCAGGATACCCGCGCCCACTTTTGGGGACAGGATACCGCCGCCGTGGTACAGCCGCAGGAACCGTGGTTCGATGAATACCGAACGTTTCGAGGCATGATGACGAACGTGACCATGCTGAATATTTCGCCGGACACTTATGTCCCCGAAGAAGTCATTCCTCGGGATGACTGGCAAAAATGGATAATACAATGACAACACAGAACGCATACGCAACACTGGCGGAGTTCAAGGATTACTGGCGTTCACGCGGCGGTGAAATCCGGGCGGACGCTTCGGATGATACGGTAATTGAGTTTCTTCTGCGCGCCGCCAGCCGGCTGATTGATTCAGAAACCGGACGGCATTTCTATCCGTACTACGAAACGCGTTATTACAGCGTTCCTGATGGAGACAGTCTGGATGTTCGTTTGCTGAAACTGGATAACGACCTGTTGGAGGTTGATACAGTGACCAATGGGGATGGTACGGTTATTCCCAGCACGGAGTATAAACTGGTTCCAAAAAACAACACTCCACACTCCGGCGTTCGGTTGAATGGTACATCGACGTACTATTGGACAAGCGATGCTTCGGGAGATACGGAATCGGTCATCTCTATTGCCGGGTTTTGGGGCTATCACAATCGGTATTCGGATGCGTGGGAAAGCACGACCACCGCTAATGAAGCAATGGACGCGTCCGAAACGGATTACACGGTCACAACGCATGTCGGATTTTCCGTTGGCGATTTGATTCGTTTTGACAATGAAATTGGATATGTGTCATCCATTGACACCAACATATTGACCATTTTGCGCGGCGTCAACGGAACGACTGCCGCAACGCATCTGACGGGTATTTCCATTTCGATTTGGAAAATCATGGATGAATGTCGAAATGCGTGCATAGAGATTGCAAATGCGGCGTACAATCGGAGATTTGGCGTATCAACCAACAACACGGAAACAATTACTGCATCCGGAATTGTTCTTTCGCCGCGCGACATTCCTCCGCTGGCTGCTGATTTTATTCGCGCATACAGGCGGTATGTATGACTGACATTCTCAATATTCGTGTGGTTGGAGCAGATGAGTTGATCAAAGCGTTTCAGGAAATCCCGGAGGGCGCGAAACCATACGCGCTCAACGCATTTGTCGGCTATGTCATGGGCAACAAAAGCGCATCACGCGGGCTGGCGCATTATCCCCCCTATCGCCCGAAGCGGTACGTCAGGACATATCGTCTGATGTACTCATGGTACGCGACGCCGGCGCAGGGAACGCGCGCCTATATTGCCACACAGGTTCCGTATGCGATTTATCCGATGGGCAATCCGCCCACTCGTTTCATGCGTTCGATTGGATGGATAAGCGCGCTGGAGCGGGTGATGTCTAATATGACTGGCGGTATTCGCGCCGCGCAACAGGCGGTTATGCGTTGGGTACGAGGCAAATTGGGATGACTACTGTTAATTTTGTAACCGTTGCCCGCAGTATTGCTCAAATAGACCTTCGGTCACGCGGCATTTATACAGCCAACACGGATAATGTTCCCGTGAATGCCATTAGCGTTTGTCCGGCGTGGATTCCGAAGGCGGCAGATTTCATTTCGACGTTGAACGCCAGCCGGAAATCGTTCGGCGCGCAGGGCACGGAAAAAATGGACATCGAATATGATATGACGTGGCAATATTTCCACACTCCCGTCGGTCAGGTATTGACATTGCAGGAGTTTACATCGTTGCTGGACAACTTGGCGTATATCATCGAACAGATGTCGGATAACGACCAGCCGACCAACAGCGTTGATATGAAATTTGCCGGAATAAAAACCATTGGAATTGTTGCCGATGCTGCCAACAATCAATATTTTGGCGCAGAGGTCATACTGAGAATCACGGAGTTCATCAACGGATGAAAACTATACGTTTTTTGTTCAGCGGTATTTTTGAAATCAATGGGCGCGCTCTTCCATTTTTACAAGGCGACATCATCGACGTGGAGGACGCTGACGCCGACCGGTTGATTATCGGATTATGCGCTGTCGAAGTGACGAACAACACAACAGATGAAATAATCATTGTGGAAGAATCACCCCGCGAAAAGGAGTTGAAACATGGCAGGAAGAACCGTACTTAAACACGCCAGAATATATGTCGATGGATATGACCTGTCTGGATACTCCCGCTCGTTTGGCCCGCTGATGTGTCAGTTCGATGATGCGGATTTGACCTGCATTACGGATGCGGTCAAGGGCGCGCTGCCAGGACATGCCACACTCGGCATTGGCACGCTCAATGGCGTGATGGATAATACCGCCTCCAGCGGACTACATGCCGTCATCAACGCGCCCGGACAACAGCGCACCGTCATGGCGGTCATTGGAATCAATGCGGCTCCGGCACAGGGCGACCCGGCATATTGCGCCATGCTGGAGCAGAAAGACTATCAATTAGAACCAAATGCCGCCGGCGTGTATGTCAACGTTGCGTTCGACAAAACCTCCAGCGCGGCGACATCGTTATTGTACGCTAATCCGTGGGGCTGGCTGCTACATGCCAAAGGAGCGGAAACAGCAGTCAATACGGCGGTGGGTATTGACGACAACGGCGGAGCGAGCGCGTATGGCGGTTATATGATGTATCAGGTGTTTGCCGGCAACGGCACAGCGACCATCAAGGTACAGGACGCCGCGACCAACAGCAACGGGTCATTTGCCGACCTGTCCGGCGCGACCAGCGGCAGCATTGATTGCAGTACGCCGAAACATGGCGTGGTGGCGTTGAGCCGGACGGCGACCGTGCGCCAGTATCTACGCTGGCAGATTGTGCTGGGTACGGCGACAACCGTGACATTCGCGTTGGCGTTTGTCCGGGCGAAATACTAATAAGAGGAGATAATTATGGCAGTACAAACAGGACGTACAACGAATAAGTGGGTTGATTTCCGCGTGGATGATTCCGGCGGGACGCTGCGCAGTATCCCGGTGGATACCATCAATGGCGTTGGATTGGTATATGACGAGGTGGAATTAACGGCGTTTCAGGACGCTATCAAAGGCGTATTGCCTGCTCACCCGGATTGCACCATTACCATCTCGGGCCCGTTCGACACATCGGCGGCTGCGACTGCCGGCACGCTGTCCGGCTCGCATACGATATTGAGCGGTATCGTTGGTGGCAATACTCCATTATCGCTGGATGTACAGGTCGGTATCCGTCACGCATGGGAGGCAGGCGAGCCGCAATTCGGCATTACCTCCACATCCACCAGCGGATTTCTGTGTTTCGATTATCAGCCCGATTTGAACACTGGAAAATACACCGCAAAATTCCGCATGTTTCCCGGCTCGGCGGCTCCGGCATGGGGTACAGCGGCTGAAACCTAATCATGAAACGAGTCGAATCGCCCGTAGAACGCTGGGCAGGATACGTCATCCTACATGAGCCGCTGTTATACTCGCATATACGCGCCATTGAGGACGCGCAAGACGCGGCGGCGGAAACCGAACCGTCCAGTTTTCTGTCCATTGTAGATGAAAATGGAACGATAACCAAAAAATTATACTGGTTATCCAAACTGGATTATTTACGGTTGACTGCCATTCTGCCATGTGTGGTGGAGTGGCATTTAACCGGCGTGGACGATAAGCCGACACCAGATACATTTCCGATGACGCCGCGCTCTGATTCCAGCCGTCTGATTGCATGGCTGTGGGATGAGCTGTACAAAATCTATAACGGAGAGACCGAAGTCCCAAACGAGTCCTGACCGCCGCCTATCAGTCGGCAGAGGGCGGCGGTCTAAGTCCCGAACTACAACTGGCTGGATTGCTGGATAGATACGGAGCGCAGGCGGTATTGAATCGTCCATTGTACGCGCGCGAAATATATCGGATTGCGGCAGCGGAATCAATTGTCAACGCATACCGGCAGCGGCAGCGGTCGAGGGATTGGAGACGCTGGGCGCATGATAACCCGGAGGCGGCGCGGCTGTTAGCGCATGTGGAGAAATTAATTAATGGCGGATAGTGTTAGAATTACCATTGAGGCGGATGACAAGACAGCGGCAGGCATCGCGTCGGCAGTTACCAACCTTGGCAAGTTAGAAAAAGCCGCAACGAAAGCCAAGGGGAATAAAGGCGGCGGAACCGGCATTGGCGGATTGGGCGCGGCGTTTGATAACTTGAACCGACTGTTGTCCGGTATCGGTCTGCCTGTATTGGGTTGGACGGCTGTTGTCGGCGGCGCGGTGGCGGTCGCCAAAAATGCAATTGCCACCACCGCCAAATACAGTGAAGAAGTACGCGACCTATCCTATGTGACCGGCACGGGAGCGGAAAGCACCTCCCGTCTGCTGCAGGTGTTGGATGACTACCAAATTGGCGCGCAGGACGTGGAGGTGGCGACCAAAGCCCTGACGAAAAACGGATTGGCTCCCACCGTAGAAACGCTGGCGCAATTGTCCGATGAATATCTACAAATCACAGACGCGCAGGAACGCAATGAGTTCGTCCTAAAAAATCTCGGCAAAGCCGGTTTGAATTGGGTTAACTTCCTGTCACAGGGAAGAGACGCCATTTTGTCGCTCAATGACGGTGTCAATCAAAATTTGATTTTGACCGATGAGGAAATCGCCCGGTATGAAAAATACCGTCTGGCAATTGATAATGTACGCGATACAGTGGACGGCTGGAAGGTTGCAACGGTAAACGCGGTTTTGGACGTGAACGAAAATCTTGAAATGTATCACGACAAAATCAAACTCGGCACAGAATTGGCGGAACGGTTTGGAATATCAGCGCGGTCACAAGCCGAATACAACGCGCAAATACGCGGTCTGGCTGATGAGTTTATCCGTGCTGAAAATTATGGACTGGCGTGGCAGCGCGTGCTGGAGGGCGGCGGCGCGGCAGCGCAGGACGCCAGTGTCAATTATGCCGACCTGCTGAAATACGGACAGGCTATCACGAAAACAAACGACTCGCTGGCTGAGTCGCAGGAGAAAATCAAAGCGCAGTTCGATAACAATGCGTTTGTCGCCGAGTTATTCAAATCCCGTGTCGGAGAATTGAAAGACCAGTTACAGGACGGGGAAATTACCAATCAGGAGTATTATCAGTCGGTGGCGCAGTTGCAGCAGGCGTTTCGGGACGGGACATTCGCGGCGGAGGAACAGGCGCGGGCGTTATCCGAATTGGAATCATCGGTGGACAAATCGGCGCAGGCGTTTGCGTTATCGCAGTTGGAGATGACTGGCGCAACGGAACGGCAAAAGGTGGAGTTTGCGCTGGCGAATGGACTGATTACCAGTCAGGCGGCAGACCAGGCGAAGGCGCAAATTAAACTGGCGGAGGCGTACACTGCCGGACGAATCAACGCCGAGCAATACGCGGCGGCTGTCAATCAGGTATCCGGCGATTTGCAGTTGCTCAACGGACAGTCGGCGGAATCCTATGTGGACGTATATATCCGCTATCACGGACAGATGCCGCAATTCGTAAGTGGGCTGCATGAGCAATCAGACACACTGACCGGACCTCTGGCAGGCGGACGGGCTGGCGGCGGTATGATGTACAGCGACCGTCCGACACTGGTTGGCGATATGCCGGGCGGCAGGCTGACGCCATACTCCGAATTATTGTTACCGAGCGGTGAAATATTGGACGCTCAAACTACGCGCCGGGTATTCGAGATGGGATTATTATCCGGTGTGGATTCGGCGGCAGTTGGAAAATCGGCTGTCAGTATTTCCGATACTATCGGCAGAGGCAGGTTATCACGCCGCGCTGTAACGCCAAAGCGTAACCAGGTAATCGTGCCGCTGACCAAAAACGAAATTGCCGAGGAGTCTGTTGGGGAGATACAGACCCAAGCCGTAAGCAATCTGCAAATACAAGCGTTAAATCAGGCGACACAACAGACCAATAATAAGCTGGACATAATCGCCGGATACCTGGCGCGGCAATCCACGCGTCAGGATGATTTCGCCTCCGCGGCTTATGCCAGCCGGATGAACATCAATGGCTAGCGTTACGTTGACGGTTGAGTATCATAACGGCACGGCATGGACAGACATCACCTCCGATGTGGTGTCGGCAGCGGGCGTGTCGTGGACAATGGGGCTGCAGAACGCATCCGTGACTGACCGTGTTGCGCCGCCGGGAACGGTGGAATTGGAAATGAATAACAGCATTTCCAACAGTGCGGGATTGAACGGTTATTATTCGCCCGACCACGCCAACGTGCGGACTGGATGGGTTATCGGGGCGCGGCTGCGTATCAAGCTGGTCTCCTCACCCAACACACGTTATTGGCTGTACCGCATCAAGGACATTATTCCGGCGGCGGGCGAGCGTGGACAGCGGCGCGTACGTGTGACAGGCGTGGATTATATGGATGAGTTTCTCATTCGCAAAATCAATGCCTTGACCGTCCAGTTTGCGAAACGGTCTGACGAACTACTGACAACGCTTGTGGCGACCATGCCCATTGCGCCAACGACAACCAGTTACGACCGCGGAACGTATATTTTTCCGTACGCGTTTCACGACGAACAGAGCGAGAATACATTCGCAATTACCGTCCTGCAGAAGATAGCGCAATCCGGGATGGATTACATCTATGTGGACGGTGATGCAACCGGCGGAGAGACGCTGTATTTGGAATCTGCAACCGCCCGGTATCATAACACCACCAGCGCGGCGACCATCGATACTCCGGCGCGGGCGTTGAATCCAGTACACTCACGCGATTCGGTTGTCAATAAAGTACGCGTGACCGTTTACCCGGTGGAAGTAGATAATGAGTACATCGTGCTGGCGCATACGGAATCGGACATTGTGCTGGAACCGGGAGAGACGAATAAAAAAATTACGCTGCGTTATCTCGACCCTGGCAACGACCGCCGTATTACTGGATATGACATACAATCATTGGTTGAGAATACTGATTACAGCATGTCCCGCCGTCCAAATGTCCGCAATGGCGGGTTGAACTCTGACCTGACCATTAGCATGTCCGCCGGAGCGGACAGCGTGGAATTGACTTTATCTAACGCCAACACAACGCGCAAAGGGTATGTCTGGGCGCAGGTGCGCGGCAAAAGTATTACGCTTTGGAATAAGGTGGAGGTCATCGCAGAGGACGCCGTATCCCAGGACACATACGGCGAGCGGACAATTTCGTTCGTCATGCCGTACCAGACCGACCCCGGCGTGGCGCAAATAGCAGCCAATGAAATCATCCGCCGTTATAAAAATCCGCAGACACAGATACAATCGGTGGAGTTCAATGCCAACCGCTCGGCGACATATATGGGATATGCGTTGACGCTCGGCATCGGTGACCGGATTACCGTCACCGAGTCGATAACCGGTATTTCGGATGATTATTTTATCAACGGTGTGTCGTACACATTGTCCAGCGGAAATATTCTCAATGTGACGTATGTTCTGGAACGCGCATTTGGCGAGAGCGGTATGACCTATTTCAAACTCGGCACGTCCACATTCGCCGACGGACATATTCTCATTCCTCTCTAGGAGATTCTCATGACCAGACCAACCATGATTACATGGACATCCTCCGACCCGACTGTATCGCAATTCAACGAGCAGATACGCGACGCGATGAATTGGAATTATGACCAGTGGGATGACGCTGTGCGATATGTGGCGGCGGACGAAAGCAATTCCACCACCACGCTGGCAGATTCGACATATCTGACTTGGGATGTGGCAGCAAACGATGTATGGGAGTTTGTGTTGACGCTGATTTATACCGGTTCCACCACTGCTGATTTTCAGTTTTGGTGGACGTACCCAACCGGTACGACGTTGTTAATGGGTTCGGATGTGGTCGCGCCGGGCACCGGCTCTACATTGACGACACTCACGGAGGCGAGCGGAGCGCGTTCCATCGGCGCGGCAGGCGCATCTACGCCGACATTGGTCAAGTATCACGGAGTATTCTTTGTGTCATCCACGTCCGGGACGATTACGCTGCAATTCGCTCAGGCGGCAAGCGGCGCAACAGCAGCGGTCGTCAAGAAGGGGTCAAATTTGATACTCAAAAAGTTGTCGCCGTATCCGTAGTCCGTTACGGTTGATTGATTGCGACCAACCATAACCTTATTTTTGGATGATACCTTTTTACGCCACAGCCTTGCAC